AGCCATTATGCAAATGGGCGCGAACAATCCATTAGTTAGCGGTCAACAATACGCAAATACTTTAGCAAAAATAATTGAAATGGCCGGATTCAAAGACGTCGATCAATTTATTAATACTACCGTTCAAGAACCGCAACCCGAATCAGAAGAAAATAAAAAACCTTCAGGCGAAGAAATGTTGGCTATGGCAGAAACTAGAAAAGCAGAAGCTTCCGCGCAGAAATCAGTATTAGACGCTGAAAATAATAGATTAAAAATATTATTAGAAGATGATTACAAAAGGGATCAAGCTCAAGCAGACGCCGTTTTAAAAGTTATGGAAATGAACGCTAAGTACGGAACTCAATTAGATACTAAAATAATAGACGCTTTATTGGAGAGGGATAAGGAAGATATAAGGCAACAGCAGAAAGCTCAAGCAAATGGAATTACAAGATTTAACAACCCAATTAAACAAACATAAGGTTTATCATTTAGAGGCTTATCAAGACGAAAGGTTGTATATAGGAACAAATATAAAAGCAAACTCATTAGAAGAAGCAAAAATAATAATGAAAGTTTGTTTTATTGACAGTTTCAAAAAAGATACAGAAATACATTTAGTTGAGGAAAACTGGATTCACTAATGGCAGAGAAAAAAAAGAAAGACTCAAGATTAACAAAACTAGGATTATCAAGATATAATCAAGTTAAAAGAACGCCAGGACACCCAACTAAAAGTCACGTTGTCGTAGCTAAAGAAGGGGATAGAATTAAAACTATTCGTTTTGGTCAGCAAGGCGTAAAAGGAGCGGGGAAAAACCCGACAACAAAAAGTGAAATGGCTCGAAAAAAATCTTTTAAAGCTAGACACGGAAAAAATATTGCGAAGGGCAAAATGAGTGGTTCATATTGGTCAAATCGCACAAAATGGTAGGAGTAAAATATGCCAAGTAAGAAACCAGGACTTTATGCCAACATACATAAAAAAAGAAAAAGAATAGAACGACAAAAGAAAACTGGCGCTAAAAAAGTTGAGCGTATGCGTAAACCAGGAACAAAGGGAGCGCCAACAAGCAAAGCTTTTAAATTAGCCAAGAAAACCGCCAAAAAACCAACAAAAAGGAGTTAATTATGCCTAAAGGAAAAGGAACTTATGGATCAAAGCGCGGAAGACCGCCTAAAAAAAATAAATCCAAAAAGACAAAAAAATAGTGGCTCAAAAGGTTATGACTATGAAAGAACACATGGAGTTAGTTCGTAATCTCAATGCGCCTAAAACAAAAGTTAAAAAAACAAAAAAAAATGAATCCAAATGATTATCTTAAATATTGGCTCATGTTTTTTTATGCAATAATCAGTTTATATATTTTAAATAATTTCTTATGATTGATAAATTAATAAAACCGGCTTCAGACATACTTGATAAGCTAATTGCTGATAAAGATTTAAAAGTTAAACTTAACCATGAGTTGCAAACTTTATTTCACGAACGAAATTTAGCGCAAATAGAATTATTAAAAGAAGACGCTAAATCTACTTCAGCATTTCAAAAAAATTGGCGTCCGGCCGTTGGTTGGATATGCGCTCTTGCTATGGCATATCATTTTATTTTACACCCAATAATTTTAACTATTTTAACTGCGACGGGTCTTGTCGTAGAGCTACCGATTTTTGATTTTACACAATTAAGTACAATCTTAATGGCTATGTTAGGAATGTCTTCGCTAAGATCATACGATAAATATAATTTACTAAAAGAGAAGAAAAAATGACGTCCATGTATATAACAGAAATATCTGCGACAACTTCCGACGGTAAAACTAAAATTTATGACGGCGTTTTAATAAAAGCTAGAAGCGTTTTAGACGCTCAAGAGTTGGCTACAAAAATGAATAAAGATTTAAAAGTTGTCGGCGAATATGTTTCTCAAGTAGAATTTGTATATGAACTGGGATTTTAAAAATTTTTCTAAAGAAGAGTTTGCGTGTAAACATACTGGCGCAAACGAGATTAGTCTTGAGCTAGTCGATAAACTACAGTTAATGAGAGATTTATACAAAAAACCTATAATTATTTCTAGCGGTTATAGGAGTCCAGAACACCCAATAGAAAAAAACAAGGACAAGCCAGGAGTTCATGCTGAAGGTTTGGCCGTAGATATATCTTGTGAAAGAGAAGAAGCATATGAATTATTAGGTTTAGCATTTCAACTAGATTTTACTGGTATAGGTGTTAATCAAAAGGGTAATGGCAGATTTTTACACTTGGATATTTCTAAAGATAGAAAACCAAGACCGACGGTTTGGAGCTACTAATGGACTTAAATCCGATAATTCTATGGAACGCAATCTTAACTTTAGTTTACGCTCCAATAATTTATGGAATTAGACAAAATTTTAATGAATGTAGAAGAATAGATATTTTACTAAACAAAACTAGAGAAGAAATTGCATTAAAATATTTATCAAAAGCAGACGCAGAAAGAGACATGGATAGACTATTAGGTAGATTCGATAAATTAGAAGAAAAAATAGATCAAATAATAAATGGATAGTTCACAAATTATAGAGGAAGGTCGCGAAGCAGAAGATATTTTAAAAAGTGACGTATTTAAAAAAGCTTTTGAAAATTACAAAGAAGAATTATTAATTTTATGGGAATCAACTCCGGTAAAAGATACTGAGTTAAGAGAAACTATATATATGTCGATAAAATTATTACCGGAAGTTGAAAAACATTTAAGAATTTTTATTGAGAAAGGAAAAATTAATCCTTCTCAAATAACTTCTCTTAAAGGCGTATTAAAAAAATAGCGTAAGCGTGTTGTTTTTAATTGCTAGACAAGGGATAATGTAAAAAAGAGGTTATTAATATGAATAAAACGGAAAATCCGTTTCAGAATAACGAAATAAATAACACGGTTGCAGAGTTTGAAAAAATCTTGTCTCCTGAAGAGGAAAAAGTCGAAGAAACAAACGAAGAAACTGTAGATGATCCAGTAGAAGCTGAAATCGAAGAAGCGATAGAGTCAGAAGACGAAATTACGGAAGAGATTGAAGAAGAAACTGAAGAATCTGAAGATGATGAAATTGAAGCTGAAGATGAAGAGGAGCTTGAACTTTATACCGTTAAAATTAACGGCCAGGAAGAACAAGTCAACCTTGATGAATTAAAAAGCGGATATAGTCGGACACAAGATTATACTCAGAAGACACAAAAAATAGCTGAGATTGAAAAAGACCTGAAAAATAAAGAAGGTCAAGTAAATCAGCAGACTGTAGAAATGTCTGAAGAGAGAGCTTTATACAAGGAATTATTACCTAAAATGCAACTAGCGTTAAAAAATAACCTAGAAGCAGAGCCGGATTGGAATAAACTCATTGACGAGAATCCACAAAAATACTTGAAGCTTAAAGAAGAATGGAGCAATAAAAACGATACGTTGCAGTATGTCGAAAATGAAATTGCAAGAGTTCAAGCGGAACAACAAAACGTAGAAGCTCAGAACTTGCAAAAAATGGTTGACGAAGGAAAACAACTTATCTCAGAAAAAATTCCAGAGTGGCAAGATGAAAAAATTGCCAATAGCGAAACGAAAGCTATGATGGAATATGCTCAATCTTTGGGTTTTAGTGGAAATGAATTGTCGGAGATATATGACGGAAGATTAGTTTTACTATTAAGAGACGCTTGGTCACATAGCAAAACTAAAAAAGCGATTAAATCGAAACCGAAATCTTCTCCTTCAAGAGTCGCCAAAGCGGGAACTTCTAACCGAATCAAAAGTAATACTCCTAGAAAAAAAGCTATGCAAAAACTTAGACAATCTGGAAAAGTTTCAGACGCGTCAAAAGTTTTTGAACAACTTTTATAACAATTTAACAAGGAGTCCATAATGGCACAAATTAGTAACGCGTTCACTACAAGTGACGCAACATCAAATAGGGAAGCTCTATCTGACGTCATAGCTAACATTGATCCGACTGCTACACCTTTTATGTCTTCAATTGGCACAGAAAATGTTGATAACGTAACTTTTTCTTACCAAAACGAAACTTTAGGTTCTGTAAGTGGTACTGGAGAAATTGAAGGTTTTGAAGTCTCAAGACAAGCTTCTATTCCAACAACTAGAGTATCTAACGTATGTCAGATCAACAGTTTAAATGTCACAATTTCAGGGTCGCAAGAAGCGAGTAACAGCGCCGGTAAGTCAAAAGGCGAACTAGCTCACCAACTTGCTCTAGCTTCTAAGAGATTGAAAAGAAACATGGAAACTGCTTTATCTCAGAACCAAGGTTCTAACGCGGGTAACTCTTCAACTGCAAGAGCTACTAGATCATTTGAAAGCTTTATTGCTTCAAACGTAAGCGCCGGAACTGGTGGATCAAACGGTAGTAATACTGCGGGTCGTACAGACGGAACTCAAAGAACTTTAACTGAAGCTTTATTCAAAGATGTTCTTGAAACTTGTTTCTCTAACGGAGCAGAGCCGTCTATTGCTATATGTGGCGCTCATAATAAGGGCGTTATATCTGGTTTTACTGGCAGAGCTAATACTAGAGCTACAGTTGATTCTGGTACAGTTGAAAACTCTATCTCAGTTTATGCAGGAGACTTTGGAACTTTATCCATTGTTCCTTCTAACAGAAGCAGAGACAGAAGTGTTCTTTTAGTTGATCCTGAATATGCAAAAGTATGTTTCTTGCGTAATTACCAAACAATCGATTTATCGACTATTGGAGACGCTACAAGCAAACTATTACTTGCAGAGTTCGGCCTTAAAATGCACGAACAAGCTCACGGATTGATAGCTGACTTATCAACTTCATAATAATATAGAAGGGGAAGTCTATCTTCCCCTTCATTATTAAAAGTAAAATGAGAACTTTGTTATCAGTTAAAAGCGGTTTCGTTTCAGAATTAATAACTGAAGACGATAAAACAGTAGCTAAATCGACACAAAATATTGACGATACACTAGCTTATGTACGCCATTTAGCTGAACAACCAGTCGGGAAAGATATGCGCCACGTTGCTGAAGTACCA